ATGGCCGAAGTGATCTCGTTCGACCCCTCGCGCGCCCGCCGGCGACCCGGGCGCCGCGCGCCCGCCGTGCCGCGCGGCGCGGACCTGGAGACCCTGCTCGACTCCTGGACGCTCGCCCTGGAGGCCGCCAACAAGTCGCCGCGGACCATCCGCTCCTACACCGACACCGCCAAGGCGTTCATCGCCTTCCTGGCCGGCAACAGCTACCCGACCGACGCCGAGGGCGTGCAGGCCGAGCATGTGCGCGCCTTCCTGCGCGCCGAGATCGAGCGCACCAGCCCGGCGAGCGCCGACGTTCGCTTCCGCAACCTGGGCGTGTGGTGGAACTGGATGTGCGCGCCGGAGCAGGCCGAGCGCACCCAGCCCTCGCCGGTGCACAAGTCCGACCGCCCCAAGGTGTCCCGCAAGATCCGCAAGTACCTCTCCGAGGAGGAGGTCCGGGCACTGCTGAAGACGTGCGCCGGCACCGGGTTCGAGGCGCGCCGTGACACCGCGATCATCTGGATCCTGTACGACAACGGAGCCCGCAAGAGCGGCCTGGCCAACCTCCGGGTGGAGGACGTCGACCTGCGCGGGCGGCGGCTGCGGATCACGCTGAAGGGTGGCGATGAGCACTGGGCGCCGATCGGCGCCAAGGCGGCCTCCGCGCTCGACCGCTACATCCGCGCGCGCTCGGCGCACGCCAAGGCGCGCGTCTCGCCGTGGCTGTGGCTGGGCGTCCAGGGCCGGGGCACCGAGCACTTCGGCCACGCGGGCCTGTACCGGATGCTGCGGCGGCGCGGAGAGGAGGCCGGCATCGATGGGGTGGTGCATCCGCACCGCTTCCGGGGGACGGCCACGCACAACCTGCTGAAGGCGGGGGCAAGCGAGGGGGACGTGCAGCGGATCCTGGGCTGGAAGACCCCGGGGATGGTGGGCCGCTACAGCGAGGAGCTGAGCGATGAGCGGGCCCGCGAGGCACATCGGCGGCTGTCGCCGGGGGATCGGCTCTGAGGGGTGGGCCTGTGGCCGCGCTCGCACCGCGATATGCGAGCGTGGCCGGCCCGCATCCGCGCGGTCAGGCTCGCGGTGGCGGATGCCGGAGAGTTGTGTTCATCGACGACGGCGGAACCACCGGTGCCGTCTGATTCCGCTGTCGCGGTCAAGCCAGCCTCGGCTGTAGCCCATCTTGTACTCACCGCCGCCGCGGTGGAACGCGATGACGGTGAGCACGCTTGCGATGGCGAGGGCTGCACGCTGGAGGGATGCCCATTCGTGCAGACAGAGAATGATCGTCAGGGGGATGTATCCGATGGTGATGATCCAGGCGAGGATCGCGCCCGCGATGATGGCGCGCACTTTCTGACCTCCCGTTTTCGTTTGTGCGCAAATGAGTTTGCCGCCCCCAAACGGCGAATCACGCGCTGAATCCGCACAAGCACACGGGAGGATACTCTCGTTTGGAACGGTGTTTTATTGAAGAATCAACGAATCGGCGGACCGATTTCGTCATTTTTCGTCGGTTTGAGACCGCTCAACCTCGGCCCGCACCAGCTCAGCGAAGTCCTGGCGAGCCTCCTCTAGATCCTGATGTGCGCGGAGCCACTGACGTTCCAGGCGCGTGCGGGTCTTCTCGCGCACGCGTTCCAGAAGCTCACGACGCTCTGGCGGCAGCGCTTCGTACAGGCGGGCGATCTCGGGGTCGTAGACGACGTCCGGCACCGGACCAGCGAAACCGGACGACTCGACGGAGACCCCGTGCGGCTCGGTGGGGACGTCGTTCGCCTCAATGAGGCCGGCGAGCACGTGGGCTTCAGGCAAGGGGATGTCGAGCAGCTCGGCGATGGCGTTGATGGTGGTGGCGGCCGGCTGGCGCTTCTGGGTGCGGAGCCGGTCCAGGGTCATGCGCGAGAAGGATCCACCAAGCTGTTCGCGCACCTTCTCGTACAGCTCAAGCTTCGACCAGCCCCGCTGGTTGCGTTCGCGCTCCATGCGCTGCCAGAACGGCCGCGCGGGGGCTTCAATACCCTCGCTCATGTATCAAGTTGTATCACGTTGCAGCAACTTAGGCACGCCTACATTGCCTATCGGGCCAATATCGGACATCTCCTGGATCGTCTTGCATCGTAGATAATCGAGATGTACCGTCTTAGATCGTTAGACAGATCCACCAGAGTACAAGGTGAGGCTCCCTCATGGAAGCAAGCGAGGACGAGTACTACACGATCAACGAGGTCTGCACAAAGCTCAAGCTGTCCCGCCTCACGATCACCCGCGCGATCCGCGACGGCCGCCTGAAGGCCATCAAGAGCCACCCCGCCAAGCCGGGCCGTGTCCGCATCCCCGTCGCCGCCTACGAGCAGTACGAGCGGGACCGCGCCATCAAGGCGGCCTCCTGATGTCCACCCCGCAGCAGCGCAGCACCGCCGCGCGCATCGCCGTCAACATCTCCTGGTCCCGCACCCCGGTCCGCGCCGAGCGCACACGCCCCGCCACCGAGGCCAACCGCGGCCAACTCGCCTACTGGGAGCGCGTGATCCGCGAGGAGGGCATCGTCTGCGAGGAGGAGATCCCGCTCGCCGCCGCCAGCCGCCGCAGCGCGTACATGTCGCAGCTCGCCAAGAACGCCGCGGCCTCGCGCAAGGCGAAGAAGAACGACATCACGCCCCGCGCCCGGCGTATCCGCCGCTCGGCGTAGATCGGGCCCCTGGTCGTCGCCACGACCCGAGGCCCGCAGGCACCACCCCACACCGACTGACCGGTCAAGAAATGGAGCAGTCCCACATGCAAGATTACAAGCCCGGCGAGCGCCTCCGCATCACGCTGGAGGCGACCGTCTACCACGTCGCCGACGGCGTGCTGCACGTCGCCCACGACAACGACCAGGCATACCGCCGATGCCTGCCGATCCCCGTCGACCAGCCCGGGGTCACCATCACGCGCATCGCCCCCGCTGAGGGCATGCCGAAGCCCGGCGAGCTGTGGGAGACGGCCCTCGGCCGGATGTTCGTCGTCGAGTACCGTTCCGGCGTCGCGCTCGCCGACGGACGGCGCACGTACGCCGTCGAGGAGGTGCTCGGCTACGGCCCGATGGCGCCGCTGTACCGCGACCCCGAGGAGCCGATGCCCGCCGACGAGGAGGCCGCCGAGATCCGCCGGCGGCTGCGCGAGGCCGGCGGCGACTCCCCCAAGATCGGCGAGCTGCTGCGCAGGGCCGCCGCCCGCACCGCCGAGGACGAGCGGTGGCCCGTCGACGAGCCGGAGCCCGTTCCGATCGCGGGCGTGGCCCCCGGCACGGTCGTCACCTCGCCGGAGTGGGCGGACGGGGCCGCGGTCCGCATCGAGGACGTCGAGGACCTCGGGGCGAGCCAGGTGAAGGTCTGCTGGAAGAGCGTGGAGTACGGAGGCGGAGCCGGGCGGGTCTGCGTCGCCGAGGACTTCCCGGTCACGATCGTCGAGGAGCCGCAGCCGTGAGCACCCCGACGATCACCCGGCAGTCCGTCCTGCGCCGCGCCGCCGAACTCATCCAGGCCAACGGGCGCAACCGGGAGACCTACTACGACCACGCCCAGAACGAGGACGACGGCGTGCCCGTCGACCGCTGCCGCATGTGCACGGCGGGCGCCCTCGGCTTCGCCGCCGGAGCGGACATCACCACCTGCATGCCGTTCCTGGAGGAGACCGGCCCCCTGGTCGTCGAGGCGGGGCGCGCCCTCATCGGCCACCTCGGCCTGAACTTCTCCCCCGAGCTGCTGTCCGCCGAGACGGTGATCAGCATCATCGGCCACTGGAACGACGACGAGCACACCACCGATCAGCAGGTCATCGACGCCCTGAACGACACCGCCGACGCCCTCGACGAGCAGGAGGCCGCGTGATGTTCACCGACGTCCACACCTCCTACCTGCGCATCATGGCGCGCACCTCCGAGACCGCGTCCACGGGGTGGGCCGAGCTGGTCGACCACGCCGTGTCCCGCCACCCGGAGAGCGTCGTCGACGAGCTGCGCGCCCAGCACGAGGCGAGCGTGCTGGAGACCGAGGGCTGGCGCGACCTGCTCGCGCACGCCGAGGCGCACCTGTCGCTGCCCGCGCAGCTCGCCGACAGCATGGACCGGTACGCCACCGGCGCCCGGCTGGACGTGCCGCCCCGGCAGGAGTCGCCCGTGGGCGGTGGCGCGGTGAGCCTGCTGCCGCCCGCTCCTCAGCAGCCGTGCGCGTGCGGCCTGCCCGGCGTGCCGGGCGTGGTGCACGACCTCAAGGGCTGCGAGCCGCCGCAGGTGCCGAGCCCGGCCGGGCAGCTGCCGCCGATTCCGCCGGCCGCGACGCAGGTCCTGCCCCCGGGGTGGACGCCTGGCCAGGAGGGCGCTTTCCAGGCGTTCGAGGCGGCGCACCGTGAGCACGCCGCCGAGCAGGGCGTCACGCCGGGCCGGGCCGACGGCGAGCCGGTCGGCCGCGACCCGTACGCCAGGGACGGTGGATCGTGACCCCGGCCGAGGAGCTGCGCGCCGCCGCCGCAAGGCTCCGCGAGAGGGCCGAGCAGGCAACGCCAGGCCCGTGGAGTGTTGGCAACGACGATGTGATCGGGCTCGGCATCGAGCAGACCGGCCGCGGCTCGTTCACCTACGACGCGCAAATCGCCCGCGTGCTGGAGGATTACGAGCGCGACGAGGAGAACTACGGCAACCGGGAACTCGGCACGACCGAGGGCGACGCCCGGTGGATGGCGCTCGTCCACCCGGGCCTCGCCGAGCCGCTCGCCGCATGGCTGGAGTCGTGGGATGACGTCAACGTCTCCGAGCACGGCCCGCACCTCGACGATTGGCGTCACGCCCTCGCCGTCGCCCGCGTCATCAACGGGACCACGCCGTGACCCCCGGCATCCTCCTCGCGGTCACCGCCGCGACGGCCGCCTCCCTCATCGCGGTGGCGGCCGCCCGCCGGCGGCACTGGACCCTCACCCTCGCCTGCGGCATCACCACCGCCCTGGCGACCTACGCCGCGGCGCGCATGCTGGTCGGCCCGAGGATGGTGGCGCTGTCGTGAACGTCCCCGAGCCCTCGCAGGGGCGCACGTGGACCGTCGTCCTGCCCGCTGGGCTGGGGCTGCTCAACGCCAACGACCGGCTCCACCACCACGTGAAGGCCAGGCTGACCGCGGCCCTGCGCCTCGCCGGTCGGCAGGCCGCGCTGGCCGCCGAGGTGCCGGCCATCGAGCGGGCGCACATCATCGGCCGGTACTGCCCGCCGGACCGGCGCAGGCGCGACGTCGGCAACCTTTACCCGTCGTTCAAGGCCGCGATCGACGGCCTGGTCGACGCCGGAGTGCTGCCGGACGACGACGACGAGCACCTGATCGGCCCGGACATGCGCCTCGGTCCGGTGGTCGCGTGCGGGCGCCTGGAGCTGGTCGTCACCGAGCTTGCCGCTCCGGGGAGGCCGTGATGGGCCGCCGCCTGGGCGCGTGCGCGTGCTGCGGCTTCAAGGGCGAGATCCGCGCCCGCGGCCTCGTCCACGCCTGCTACGCCCGGCACCGGATCAAGGGCACCCTCAGCCAGTTCCCGCGGACGAAGAAGCAGAAGCCCGCGCCGCCTCGGCTCGACCTCAACCCGGCCGCGTACGGCTCCCCCGCGGAGTTCGCGCTCGCCTGCTTGAAGGCACGCAAGACCGTGGTCGAGGCCGAGCGGATCACCGGTCTGCCGGCGCATGTGATCCGGCGGCTGGTCGAGCGGCAGCCGGGGTGGCTGCTCGGCGCCGACGGCCGCGTCCGCGTATTCGACACCTCTCCTGAAGAAAGGCAACTAGCGTGACCACTGAAACCACCGAGCCGGGCCAGGTGCGGCCGTTCGCCGCCGTGCTCGGCGAGCTGCGCCACGGCGCCGTGCTCGACCAGGCGTCCGTGGACCTCCAGGCGCTGGTCGCCAAGGTCGTTGACACCGGCAAGAAGGGCAAGCTCGTCCTCACCGTCGAGGTGGGCCCGATGAAGGGCAACCCCGACGCGCTGCTCGTCAACGCCGACGTCAAGACGACGGCGCCCGTGGTGACCAACGAGGCCGTGTTCTTCCCCGACCGCAACGGTAACCTCCAGCGCGACGACCCCCGGCAGGCCGCGATCCCGGGCCTGCGCATCGCCCCCGGTACCGACCGCGACAACGTGAAGGACCTTTCCCTGTGACCACTACCCGCACCGAGAACGACGCCCTCATCGAGGCCCTGTCCGACGCCCAGCTCGCCGGGGAGCTGAAGCCGGGCGGCTTCTACGCCTTCAAGCACGGCGACCGCGTCAGCACGATCGACCTGCTCGACCGGAACCTGGAGCGCCCGCGCCGCAAGAAGGGCACAGTCGTCGTCAAGGACGCGGCGTCGTTCGCCCTGTACTTCAAGAAGCACGCCGATGAGGGATCCGAGGTGTACGTCGACATCGAGGCCGGCCGTATCACGGCCGTCCTGGACGCGCACGAGGCGGAAGTTGACCGCGAGTTCTCGATGGCCCGCTGGGGCGAGCACCGGCTCATCCTCCACCTCGCCCCCACCACCGCGTGGCAGGCGTGGAAGGCGAACGACCGCAACTACTTCCCGCAGGTGACATTCGCCGAGTTCTTGGAGGACAACCGGGCCGACATCCGGCGGCCGGCCGCCGCCGACATGCTGGAGATGGCCCAGCACTTCCAGGCCCACACCAAGGTCACCTACGCCTCGGCCACCGTGCTCGCCTCCGGCGACAAGCGGCTCATCTTCACCGAGGAGACCGAGGCGGGCGCGGGGGCCAAGCAGCAGATCGAGGTGCCGAGCGAGTTCGAGCTGGCGCTCGCGCCGTTCGACGACTCCGAGCCGTACGCGGTGAAGGCCCGCTTCCGTTACCGGATCCAGGGCGGCGCCCTGCACATGGGCTACCTGCTCGACAACGCCGAGGACGTGCAGAAGGACGCCGTCAAGACCGTCGTCGACCGCCTCGCCGAGGAGCTCGGCATCCAGATCATGCGGGGCACTCCGGCATGATGTCCCGCACGACCGAGCCTCCCGGCGTCACGCCCGCCGCCGGGGGGCTCTCCCCTGCCCTGCCCCGCTCGGCCACTGTGACCGTCGCCCGGCGCGACGGCGACCGGGTGACGGTGTCGACGTGGGACACCTGCGTGGGTGTCGCCGGATTCGTCGAGACGCTGCTCGGCGAGCCGGGCCATCGCGCCGAGGTGCACCGTGGGTAGGCCGCCGCCCGTCAACCGGGACACGGGCACCTCCGAGATCGCCAAGCGAATCGGGGTGCCCCGGCACAAGCTCGCGTACTGGATCGAGGCCGGATACCTGCACCCGGGCTCGGGCGGGCACGGCGTCCCGCAGGACTGGTCGGCGGCCGAGGTGGCCATCGCCGTCCTGCTGGCGCGGCTGGTCGCCGCGGGGATGGGCGCGGCGCCGGCGGCCGCGGTCGCGCGCTCGGCGGTCGCGTTCGAGCTGCGCGAGGTGGAGCTCGGCCCGGGGCTGCCGCTGAGGATCGGAGCGGTCGATGGGTGAGCCGGTGCCGCCGTCCGGGTGCCGGCACTGCGGGGTGGGCGAACGCGAGCACCTCCAGCGGTGGACGGCCGGGGTCGGCTGGCACTTCTGGGTGGCGCCGTCCGCCCGGCAGCGCCTGGAGCGCATGCTGGCGCGCCGGGCGGCGCGAGCCCGGCCGCCCACCTGATCGAGTTGCACAGATTCTGCACGCGGACGCGGCGCCGGGCAGCAGGTGCCAGATCTGGTATTTCGCAACTTGACCTGCTGAAATAGCAGGCACCTCCTGCGGCGGCGAGAAATTTCGTCGTCTCATCTTGCATCGTGTTGTATCGACTTGTATCGTGTTACACACACCGCGAGACACCACCTCCCGAAAGCAGGCAGAGATGACCGCCACCGCCACCATCACCCTCCAGGACCGCATCCGCTCCGCCTACACCGTCGCCGCCGACTACGAGCGCCGCGTCTGGGTCGGCCTGGCCGAGGTGCGCATGTTCCTCCAGGACGTGCCCCGCGCCGAGGTGGACGAGGCGCTGCGCCTGATGAACCGCCTCCCCGAGGTGAGCCTGCTGCCCGAGTCCAACCAGAAGCTCCTCACCCGCGCGGACCGCGAGGCGGCCGTCCACTTCGGCGGCCAGGACAAGCACCTGCTCTGGATCGCCTGAGCCCCCCGGGGCGGCCCGCGTGGGGACGGGTCGCCCTCCTTCCCCTCTCCTCCCGAAAGCAGGACCCTGTGAACTCGATCAACCCGGCCGAGCTTGGCCTCGGCCGCCCGCAGGACCGCCCCCGACCGCAGCCGCTCACCGAGGCGGACAGCCCGTGCTGCGACCGGCCGGACTCCCACTACCACTGCTCGCAGTGCGGCGAGGTCACCGGCATGTACGGCCACCTCGTGGGCGACCGGATCATCTGCGACCCCGGCGAGCGCCGGGCCTACCGGGTGGTCCTCGCGCTGACGCCGCCCGCCGAGGACGCCCCGTGATCGCCCTCCCGCTGCGCGCCCGCGTCCTGCTGTACATGGCGGCCGGGCTCGCCAGGATCGCCCGCACGGCGGCCTCCTGGGGGGCGCGGTGACCACCGTCGAGCGCACGGAGCTCATCTGCTCAATGTCCCGCGCCGAGCACATCCGCATCCTGTCCCGGCTCGCCGGCCGCGACCCCGCTCTGTTCGACGAGCTGGCCGAGCAGGCCCGGGTGTCGGTGCGCGGCGGGCCCGAGCTGGACGCCGCCACCGAGGACGAGTACCGGAAGGAGAAGGCCCGATGACGGGACCCGAGCACTACCGCGAGGCCGAGAAGCTGCTGGCACAGTACGGCGACCCCGAGTTTGCGGCGATCGACCTCGCCGCCGCCCAGGTGCACGCGACGCTCGCCCTCGCCGCCGCGACCGCCCTCGCCCGGGTCGACGGCGACAGGGCGAGCGTGACCTACAACGCGTGGCACGAGGCCGCCGGGCTCCCGCGATGAGCACGGTTATCGGCAAGAGCGAAGGCATCGCGCACGGCACCCTGAAGGGCTACAAGCAGCACCGATACCGGAAAGTCGAGTCCTGCGAGCCGTGCCTCAAGGCGGTGCGCGAGGACTACGCGCGCCGGAAGGCCGTCCGCACCACGCCGCGCGTCCGTAAGCCGCAGGCGGCCGCCGTTGCACCCGAGCCCGCGCCGTGGGGCCTGGTGCACGGCGACACCGCCCGCGAGCCCGCCCTCACCTACATCCCCTACCGCGACGCCGAAGGCCAGGAGGCCGAACGTCGCGAGCAGCTCGCGGCAGCGCTCTGCGTGGCCGGACGAGCCCGGGACGTCGCCGACTGCAAGGAGTTGCTCGACATGCTCGGTCTCCTCGCCGTCGTCGAGAACAGCCCCGAGGGCGCCCGATGAGCACGCCCGTCGACGCCCTGGTCGCCGAGCTGGACGGAGTCATCGAGTCCGCCATCGCCAATGCCCCGCGCAGTCTTCAGACGCGCATCGGGCCGAGCGAGATGGGCATCCCGTGCGACCTGCGCCTCGGCTACAAGCTGCTCGGCCACCCCGAGACCAACGCAGCGCGCAGCGTGGCCTGGAAGCCGTTCGTGGGTACCGCCGTGCACGACTCGCTCAAGCTGGTCTTTTCCTTCGCGAACTACGCCCTGCCGACGTGGGCCGAGGACGGCATCCCCCGCTACCACGTCGAGGAGAAAGTCGTCGTCGGTCAGGTGAACGGCGACGACATCGACGGCTCGTGCGACATGTACGTCGACGGCACCGTCGTCGACTGGAAGATCGTGGGCGGCCCCTCGCTGCGCAAGTACAAGGCCGAGGGCCCCGGCGACCAGTACCGCAAGCAGGCCCACCTCTACGGCTGGGGCTGGGCCCAGCGCGGGTTCCCCGTCGAGAACGTGGCCGTCTACTTCCTGCCGCGCGACCAGGAGTGGCGGCAGCGCTACTTCTGGTCCGAGCCGTTCGACGAGGCGCTCGCGCTGGAGACCGTGTCCAAGGTCGACGGCATCGCCAAGCTCGTCGGCGCCCTGGGCGTACGCGCGCTCCCCCTGCTGCGCACCGCGCCGGCCTGGTGCCGTTCCTGCCCGTGGCTCGCCCCGGGCTCCACCGACCTGGCCCGGGGTTGCCCGGGTCACCCCGACGCCACGGCGCCGGATTCGTCCCTCACCTCTCTCATCGCCTGACAGCGCAACCAAGGAACCAAGGAGCACAGGAACCCATGACCACCCAGTACGTTGACCCGAACGCCTTCCTGATGGGCGGCGGCATCCCCTCCGCCAAGTTCGAGACCATCGGCACCACCGTGTCGGGGCCCATCACCGAGCAGCCGAAGGTCGATCAGCAGACCGACATCGACACCGGCAAGCCGCTGTTCTGGGACGACGGCCGCCCGCGGCAGCAGCTCGTCGTGACGGTGCAGACCGACCTGCGCGACCCCGCGATCGAGGACGACGATGGCCTGCGCCGCTTCTACATCAAGTTCAAGATGCAGGACGCGGTGCGCGAGGCCGTGCGCAAGGCTCGCTCGAAGGGGCTGGAGATCGGGGGCGTGCTCTCGATCACCTACGTCGCGGACGACGAGGCCAAGACCAGGGGCAAGAACCCGGCGAAGCTCTACAGCGCCGTGTACACCCCGCCGTCGGCCGCGCAGGCGAACGACTTCCTGAACGGCGGTCAGCCCGCGCCCGCCGCTCCTCAGGCTCCGCAGCAGTACGCGCCCCCGGCCGCGCCTCCCGCCCCGCAGGCGGCGCCCGCGCCCGCTCCGGCGGCGGCCCCGGCCGGCGTCGACGCGGGGGCACTCCAGGCCGCGCTGGCCAGTCTGAGCCCCGAGCAGCGGGCAGCGCTGAAGCTCTGACCTCCTGATCGTGGGGGCGTCGCGAGGTTACGGCGCCCGGCGTCGACCCCGGCCGACGGGCCGGAGAGCCGGGCGCGTGCTCAGTAGAGGCCGACGCCCCCGCCCCCGCGCCGTGCCGCCGTCTCGCGGTGGCAGGCATGGCGCGGGTCCTCGTTCCCGCCGGTCGTGGGGAAGCGACCAGCGCGGGAACCACAGGCCCCCGTGCCGCCTCTGGGAGGTGGCGGCACGGGGGCTTCGCCCTACGGCAGACGCCCGGGTTCGAGTCCCGGGGAGGGCGCGCAGACGTGCCAGCACGACATCAGCGGGAGGGCGTTTTGAAGATCGCAGCCATAGAGACCCGCTACGCGGGATGCCGCTTCCGTTCCCGGCTGGAGGCCCGGTGGGCCGTCTTCTTCGACCACCTCGGCATCCGCTGGGAGTACGAGCCTGAGGGGTTTGAGCTCGCCCCCCTTTCCGAAGAGCGCATCTCGATGCTTTCCGGGCTTGGCTATTACGGCCTGGGGGACGAAGAGCGCGTTCACCTTGGGTCTTATCTTCCCGACTTCTGGCTTCCCCAGCAGGAGGCGTGGTTGGAGATCAAGGGGACCGAGCCGTCGGAGCGCGACTGGAAGCGCTTCGTGCGATTCTCCCTACTTGTCGATCATCGTGCCTTCCTCGTGGCCGGCAACATCCCCGATCCCCGCACCATCGACAGCGCCGGGCATCCATACGGCGCCGATTTCGAGATCCACACCTACGGCGACCACCATTACGCATGGACGCGCTGCCTGCGGTGCGGACTCTACGACATCACTTTCGACGCCCGATCGGCTCGCACTCGCTGCGGCTGCCACCGCAAGGCATACCCCGGCATATCCGCACCGTGCTGCAACGGTGACAAGTGCTACAACGGGGATGACCTCGACATCATCGCCGCCTACACGGCCGCACGGTCCGCGCGCTTCGAGCATGGCGAGTCCGGCGCGTGACCGAGCTGCACATCCCCGAGGTCGACGACGACTCCGACACCCTCGGCGCCGCGCTCGCCTACGCGCGCGCCGGCTGGTACGTGCTCCCCGTCGACCAGGCCACCAAGCACGCAGGCTCCGTGCTCGGTAAGGGCTGGCCGTCCAAGAGCTCGCGCGACCCCGAGCAGATCATCGCGTGGTTCGCGGGGACCGACGACGCGCTCGCCCTGCACGTCGGCCGCAGTGGCGCGATCGTCTTCGACGTCGACCGGCCCGAGGCGCTGCCCTCGCTCATGGTGGCCGCGCTCGGCGTCGTCCCCGGCCCGTTCCAGTCGACGCGCGAGGGCGACGAGCGCAGGGGGCACTACTTCTACGCCGCCCCGCCCGGCCGCGTCCTCGGCAACCGCCTCGGCGGCCTCGGCAAGGGCTGGGGCGAGGTCCGCGGGAAGAACGGCATCGTCGTCGTCGCGCCCTCGACGCACGAGAAGAAGTCCGAGGGCGGCCGGTACCACTGGGTGCGCACCGGCTCGCTGCCCCTGCTCCCGCAGCCCGTCGCGGCCGAGCTGCCCGACGCCGGCGACTCCGCGGACGCGGCCACCGACGGCGAAGTGCGCGCGTTCCTCGACCGGCACACCGCACGCGAGCGCCCCGAGCTGCTGCATGGCGTGCTGACGCAGGTCGCCACCGCGCTGGCCACCGGCGAGTCCCGGCACGGCATCGCGCTGCGCGCCACCGCGGGGGCGATGCGCGAGGCCGCCGCAGGCCTGTACCCGGCGCTGGAGGCCGCCACGGCACTCCTGGAGGCGTTCACCCGTGCCATGGCCACCAGCCGCGACGGCTCCGAGCGGACGCTCACCTGGGCGCAGGCGCGCGGGGAGTTCATGGGCATCCTCGCCTGGGCGGTCGCCCAGGTGCACGCCGCCGATCTCGCCGCGGTGCGCGCCGACGTCGACACCCGGCTCGCGCCCGGCGACGCCCTGGCGGGGCTCATCGCGCCGCAGGACCGTACCGCGGAGCCGCCCCCTTTCGGCGGTGACACCTTCTTGCCGGAGGTGGCAAAAAGCCAGGTCGACGACCCGCTCGGCGCCGCCGAGGCCGCGCGGGAGCGCACCTCGTGGTGGCCGCGCGGCCTGGGCTCCATCGTCACCGGCGTCGAGGAGGAGCCGCCCCCGGCCGTCCTCGCACGCCTCGACGGCGCGCGCCTGTTCTACGCCAGGAAGGTCAACGCGCTCCTCGGCGAGTCCGAGTCCGGGAAGACCTGGGTGGCGCTGCTCGCCGTCGTGCAGACGCTCGCCGAGGGCGGCACGGTGGTGTACCTCGACTTCGAGGACACCGCCTCGGGCATCGTCGGCCGGGCCCGGGCCCTGGGCATCCCCGACGACGTCATCGTCTCCCGGCTGTCCTACATCGGGCCCGACGAGGTGCTGCACGCCGCGGCATCCGAAGACCTGCGCGAGCACCTGGCCGCGGTGCGGCCGGCGCTCATCGTGCTGGACGGCTGGAACGCGGCCATGACGCTCCTCGGGCTGAACCTGGAGTCCAACACCGACGCGACCAGGTTCGCCCAGATGCTGCTGAAGCCCTTGGCGGCGACGGGCGCCGCAGTGGTGGCCATCGACCACGTGCCGAAGAACAAGGAGAACCGCGGAAAGGGCGGAATCGGCGCGCAGGCGAAAAGGGCGATGCTCACCGGGTGCGCGATAACCGTAGAAGTGGCCGAGCCATTCGGGCGGGGAATGACGGGCCGCCTGCGCCTGCACGTCGACAAGGACCGTGCCGGGCACGTGCGCGCGGTGAGCGCCGAGGCGAAATTCGCGGGTACGGCCATTCTGGAATCGGATGCGAATACGGGAAAGGTCACCGTTTCGATTCGGCCGCCGGACATGGGAACGCGAACCGAGCGGGAACAGGACCGTCGGGCGCCGCTCATGGAAGCGATCTGCGGCTACTTGCAGGGCAACCCGCAGGCCCCGCAGAACGAGATCTACCGCAACGTCGAGGGCCGCCAGAGCGACGTGAAGGAAGCCTTGGAGGAGCTCGTCCGCGGCGAGTACGTCGTCCGCCGGAAGGCCGGCCAGGCGTACCTGCACACGGTGGTCCGGCTGTACAGCCCCTTGGCTGCCCTTGCGGGCATGTCCGGATTGCCCGTGTCCGTCCCATCGGGACACGGTGGACACGGTGCCGAGAAACCTGCCCAGAAGTCCGATACAACCGTGTCCGCCCGATTCGGGACACGGTTGGGACACGGTTCCGACCCCCAATCGAACCGTGTCCCGCCCCCTCCCTTTAGGGGGGCGGACACGGTCGATGGGGAGGACGAGCGCGACCCCTCAGACCTCATCGCCCCCACGCCTTGGATCTTGGTCGGCGGCGAACGCGTCGACCCGCGCACCGGGGAGCTCCTCGACACCGAGGGCGCGACGTGATCCCCGCCTGGCTCCTCGCCAAGGGCGGCGGCAACCTCCGCACCGCCGGCGCCCGGCAGTGCCCCTGCGGAGCCTCGGTGCTCGCCGGCCTGGATGCCGATCGCGCCGCCATGAACGCCGTCGTCGATCTGGCGCCCGTCGACGAAATGGGCGAGGTGCTCGCCATCGCCCAAGGCCGCGCGACATACGACCTCGTCGGCGACAGCAGAAGAAAAGAACTCGAATACCGCTACGAATGGAATATTCGAGCCAAACGCAGATATCCCGTATTAGTGGCCCACAAATGCGGGGCTCCCATTCCGGCTGCACCACCCACCGAGGTACCCGATAAATCGCCAGGGGGATTTGATGACGACCGCTGCCCGTTCTGAACTCGCCACGGCTGTAGCCGCGGATCTGGTCTGGGTTGCGCACTACTGGCCCGATCTGGCAGAGTCCCGGATGCCGGGAACGGCGCGGCCCTGGCGGCAGCCGCACCTGACCCCCGAGCAGGCCGAGGAGCGCGACCAGCAGGCGCGCATCGAACGCCTCGAACGAGTCGGCGTGATGCCCGGCGAGCACCCGGCGCCGGTCGACGTCGGAGTCCTCGACACCATGGCGAGCATCCTCGCCGACGCCGTCGTCATCGCCGACGAGATCCACCACCGCACACTGATCGCGGCCCCCGAGGCACCTTCCACGGCCTACGCCGACGCCCGGCCCTACCTGAACTACGCCGCGCGCAACCTGCACTTCACCGACATCGCCGACTGGGCCGCCCCCATCGCCTGCAAGATGGTCGACCAGACTGCGCGCACCCTCGCTCTCGTCCTCGACGGGCAGTTCCTCGATGTCGAGTGCCCCTGGTGCCACGGTGTCACCGAGCAGGCCCCGGCCGGCGGCGCGCGCACCTGGCGCGTCTACGCGCTCCCGGGGGACATGATCGCCATCGTCTGCGAGGGCATCTGCGAGCCGCCGCACCGCGAGGTCGGTACCTGGTGGCGCGGACACCCCTGCTGGCCCCTGAGCGACTGGGAGGGCCTCGCGCGACGGGTCATGCCGGAAGCCGAGCAGGCCGCCCACGCCCGGGAGATGATCGCCTCATGAGCGCCGAACTGGTCGACTTTTTGAAGGCCCGCCTCGACGAGGACGAGCAGACGGCACTGGACTGGCAGCGCCACAAGCAGGCCCTCACCGAGCAGTACACGGCCGATCCCAAAAGGCAGCATGTCCGCCCGTTCCGTACACGCGTGACCGACGCGCAGGTCGCCGAGTACGCCCACGCCAGCCGTTTCGACCCGGCCCGGGTACTCCGCGAAGTCGAGGCCAAACGCCGAATCCTCGCCCTTCACAAGGAGTGCGACGCGCGCTGCTACATCGTCCAGGTACTAGCCGTGCCGTACGACGACCACCCGGATTACCGCGCGGAATGGCGTCCGTGATCGTTCAGGTTGACGCAGGTCGAAGCCCTGTGGATAATCACCCCTGATACTTCATACCTTGATCCAGAACGCCCCGCCGGCCGCCACCGCGGGGCGTTCGGCGTTCCAGGGGGTGCCCATGTGCCTCCTCGTCCACGACTGGCGCCTCGTCGAGGCCGTCGGCAACGTCCAGCGATACAAGTGCCAGAGATGCCCGAAGACCAGGATCAGCATCAAGTCCGGGCAGTCGCCGAGGAAGCGCAGGAGGTGACCGTGTGCCCCAGGGCAAACCCCTCGACCCCGCCAAGCGCGCCGCCATCCTCGCCGACATCGACGCCGGCAAGAACCGCAACGAGATCGCACGCAGACAGGAAGTCAGCGCCAGCACCGTAAGCCGTATCGCCGCAGCGCACGGACGCAGCTTCGACCGGTCCAGCGTCGAAACGGCCACGCGCGCACGGCAGGCCGACAACAAGGCGCGCCGCGCCGCCCTCGCCACAGCCGCCCTCGACGACGCCGACGCCATGCGCCGCCGCGCGCTCGCCGCCGAGGCCGGGCGCGACGCCCGCGACTTCGCCACCGCCTACGGCATCTTCATCGACAAGCACGCCGTCCTCGAACGCCTCGACTCCGACGGCGGAACCGAGCAGGCCCGCAGCATGCTCGGCGCCCTCGCCGCCGGCCTCCAGGCCGCCGCCCAGCAACTCGACGACCCGCCGCCCGCCGATGCTCCTTGACGCCGTCACCAGGGTCCTCTCGCCCAAGCAGATCCGCTCCATCGTCGGCGCCCAGCAGACCCCGCAGATCGCCCTGTGGTCCGGCGCGGTCTCCTCGGGCAAGACCATCGCCTCGCTGCTGGCCTTCCTGATCGCACTGCTCGCCGCGCCCGATCACGGCCTCGTCGTCATCGTCGGCAGGACGTTGCAGACCATCGAGCGCAACATCATCGACCCGCTCCAGTCCTCTCACCTGTTCGGCATGCTGGCCGGCCAGGTGCACCACACCACCGGCTCGACGACCGCCGTCATCCTCGGCCGCACCGTTCACCTCATCGGCGCGACCAACGTCCTGGCCGAGGGACGCATCCGAGGCGCCACCGTCGGCCTGGCCTATGTCGATGAGGCGACCCTGATCCCGCAAGGGTTCTGGATGATGCTGCTGTCTCGCTTGCGCGTTCCCGGGGCCAAGTTGTTGGCCACCACTAACCCCGACGGCCCCGGGCACTGGCTGCGCAAGGACTTCATTGCGCGCCCGGCCGAGATCGGCATGCGGCACTGGCACTTCACCCTCGACGACAACCCCTCGCTGGAGCCCTCCTACATCGCCCGGCTCAAGGCCCAGTACGTCGGCCTGTGGTACCGCCGCTTCATCGAAGGTCAGTGGTGCCTCGCCGAAGGTGCCATCTACGAGATGTTCGACGACCAGCGCCACGTCGTCGACGACCTGCCCGGCATCGACCGATGGTTCTCCCTCGGCATCGACTACGGCACCGTCAACCCCTTCGCCGCGCTCGCCATCGGCCTCGGCGAAGACCGCCGCCTGCACGTCGTCGCCGAATACCGCCACGACTCGCGCACCGCCCGCCGGCAGCTCACCGACGGCGAGTACAGCGAGCGCCTGCGCGTGTGGCTCGCCCAGGTCGAGCGCCCACGCGAGCAGGGAAAGACGCGCGGCATCACCCCGGAGCGCATCTACGTCGACCCGAGCGCGGCGTCGTTCATGACGCAGCTCTGGTCGGACAAGGTGCCCAGCGTCTCGGCCGCCAACAACAGCGTCATCGACGGCATCCGCACCGTCTCCACCCTCCTCGGCGCCGACCAGCTCCGCATCCACCACTCATGCGAGGGCCTGCTCGCCGAGCTGCCCGGGTATTCGTGGGACGACAAGGCGGCCGAGAAGGGTGAGGACAAGCCCCTGAAGGTCGATGATCACGGGTGTGACGCCCTGCGGTACGCGCTGCACTCCTCGGCGTGGCTGTGGCGTCCGCTGGTGCGGCCGGCGCTCTCTCTGGCCGCCTGAACCCGCCGGTAACTTGCGGGAACCACACTTCTCGTGACCAACCCATGAACGTAGGATCCGGTGCCCGACTGCCCGCCTCTGGCCACGGCGGCAGGGCCAGAGGGCTCAATGTGTGGAGAACCCCGGGCCGAATCCCCGGTTACGTAACTCGCCGGATCCTGCACCCTCTCATCCCTCGGAGGTCCCTCATGGCCGCACGCAAGATCCACATCCACACGCAACGGGGCAGAGGATTCATCGAGGTCGACGGCAAAAACGCCAAGGGCATACGCGGATTCACAGTCCAGGGCACTGTCAACGACTGGCCGACGGCCACCCTAGACGTCATCCTGTTCGAGGCCGAGATCGACGGCAAGGCGTACGTGGACGTCCCCGAGAAGACGCGGGACACACTCATCGCACTCGGTTGGACGCCGCCCGGCGAGCCCTCTGAGATCGCAGCACTCCCCACCGACCCACGTACGCGCCCCTGCTGCCCGTACGGCTCGCATGGAGTCAACGAGCCGTGCCGTCATGCGGACGGCAGGCCCGTCCGCATGTCCGAGCAGGCCGAGATTCGCGCACGCTACCCACTGGACTGAGAGGACGACGCCATGCCGCTCCCCGCGCCCAACACGGCATGGCCACCCCCCGCCCTCGCCGATATCTACCGCGACTACGACGAAGCCGACGCCTGGTACTCCGGCGACAAGACCCGCCTCGCCACCCACTACACCCGCGCCGCCCAACCCGGCCGCGACCGCGAACACTGGCACCAGTACGTCCACCGCATGTGGGCCCAATCCCACGACCTCACCCGGCCCGACTCCCGCCTGCACGTCCCCCTCGCCGGCGACATCGCCGCCACGAGCGCCGACCTCCTCTTCAGCGAACCCCCCACGTTCACCGTCGAGGACGCCACGACGCAGGAGCGCCTGGAGGAGATCCTCGAAGAGGGCGGCGTCCACATGCGGCTGCTGGAGGCCGCCGAGGTCGACTCAGGGCTTGGCGACGTCTACATCAAGCTCTGCTGGGACGCCGACGTCGCCCAGCGCCCCATCTGGGCCATCGAGCACGGCGACGCCGCCATCCCCACCTTCCGCTGGGGCCGTCTGGTCGAGGTGACGTTCTGGCGGGAACTCGAACGGTCTGGCGACCAGGTCGTCCGCTTCCTGGAGCACCACGAGCCCGGCCTCCTCACCTACGCCGCGTTCCAGGGCACCAGCCAGAACCTCGGCCAGACCATCCCCCTCGACTCCCGCGAGGACACCAAGGAGCTGGCGGCCGGAGCCGACGCCGACGGCCGCCGGGCCACCGGCATCGGCCCGCTACTCACCGCGACGCACATCCCCAACATGCGCCCCAACCGGCGGCATCGCGGCCTGCCCTTCGGCCGCTCCGACTACGCCGCCCCCTGCTACGACCTGTTCGACGCCCTCGACCAGGTGTGGACGAGCCTGATGCGGGACATCCGTCTCGCCCGGGCCAGGCTCATCGTCCCGCAGGGGTACCTGACCAACCTCGGGGCCGGGCAGGGCGCCGCGTTCGACGCCGAGCGCGAGGTGTTCCAAGAGCTCACCATGGACCCGTCCCAGTCGGGCGGGATCACGCTCACCCAGTTCGAGCTTCGCGTCGCCGACCACATGCAGTCCGCCGAGTCCATCATCGGCCAGGCCGTCCGGAGCGCCGGCTACAGCGCGCAGAGCTTCGGCCTGGCCGGGGACGTCGCCGTCACCGCGACCGAGGTCGCCGCGCGCGAACGCCGCTCGATGGTCACCCGCGACCGGAAGATCCAGTACTGGGTTCCGGCGCTGCGGCGCATCGTCGAGGCCACCCTCGCCCTCGACCGCGCCCTCGGCTGGTCCACCGTCGAACCGGTGATGCCGACCGTCGAGTTCGGGAGCGCCGTCTCCCAGGACGCCGAGTCCGTAGCCCGCACACTCCAGATGCTCGAAGCCGCGCGCGCCGTCTCCAGCGACACCAAGGTCCGCATGCTGCATCCCGACTGGGACGACGAGCAGGTGCGGGACGAGGTGCAGCGCATCAAGGACGACGAGGGCACGCCCGTCGCCGACCCGCTCGCCCTGCGTCCCGGTGACCAGCAACCCGCCGAGGGCGAGGAACCGCCGCCCGGCGAGGCCCCTGCGGACGACGAGACGTGAAACGCCTGCTCAGATGACCGATGTGTGATCATGGCGGATTTTATTAACCATGATCACACATCGTCGAGGAGGTCCTCGTGGCCGTCGACCAGGACCACCTCGACGACATCGCCGCCAGCGTCACCGACCTCTACCGCGAGCTGGAGAGCGCGCTCAACCGCACCATCGCCCAGCGCCTTGCCGACGAACTCGACTCGCCCTTCCAGATCACCAAGCTCGACGCCGTCGGCGCGCTCCGCCGCTCCGCCCAGCTCCTCATCAGCACCCTCCAGGCCACCCGCGCGCGCGTCGTCCGCGACGCCATCGGCCAGGCGTACCGCGACGGCTACGGCTCGGCGCTCACCGACCTCCCCGAGGGATGGTTCCCGCGGTCCGGCATCGGCCAGGCCGCGCGCGCAGCCCAGCAGGAGATCCCGAACGCGCCCGTCATCGAGAACATCGCCCAGGCCCTGCACCGCGACCTCGGACGCGTCGAAGGCAACATCCTCCGGAACGTCCTGGACGCTTACCGCTCGGTGCAGGCCGCCGCCGCGGCGCGCATCGTCTCCGGCGCGTTCACCCGGCGGCAGGCCGCACAGGCCGCGTGGCAGCGCCTCGTCGACCGCGGGGTCACCTCGTTCGCCGACTCGGCCGGCCGCCGCTGGAAGCTCTCCAGCTACGCCGAGATGATCACGCGCACCAACGCGGCCCGCGCCGCCGTGCAAGGCCAGACCGACCGGCTCACCACCATCGGCGTGCGGCTCGTCATCGCCTCCGACCACGGCCAGGAGTGCAAGCTCTGCCGCCCCTACGAGGGCAAGATCCTCGCCATCTCCGGGCCCACGGGGCAGGTCCAGGTCCAGCACGCCACCCGCGACGGCGAGATGGTCACCGTCGACGTCATCGACACCCTCGACGGCGCGCGAGCCAAGGGGTTCCAGCACCCCAACTGCCGGCACTCCGTCAGCGCCTACCTGCCTGGCCTCACCAAGCAGCTCCGGGACACCGCCGACCCCCAGGGCGACCAGGCCCGCCAGCGCCAGCGCGAGATCGAACGGCAGATCAGGAAGTTCAAGGAGCGTGCCGGCACCGCCCTCACCCCCGAGGGCAAGAAGGCCGCGAACGCCAAGGTGCGCCAGTGGCAGGGCGAGTTGCGCAACCACCTCGCCGCCCACCCCGACTTGAAGCGCCTGCGCTACCGCGAGCAGCCCGGGGCCGGCAACACCCCGCCCAAGAGCGGTCCGGCCGGCGGGCCCGTCGGCGACCTCCAGCCACCCGTGCAGCCCACCCTCGACGGCGGCCCCGGCGCGCGGCGCCCCACCCCCGAGGCCGAGCAACCGCGCGCGGGCGACGAGCAGGTACCCGGACAGCAGGACCTCCTCGACCTCAAGCCCGCGCGGAAACCGCGAGCGAAGGCCGCGCCGAAGCCCAAGACCGGGCCGCGCGGCCCGCGGAAGCCGAAGGGCAAGGCCCGGAAGTACCACCGCGACCTCGACGGCATCGAGGACCTCGCCGATGCGGTCGAGAACGGCTTCCCCCCGGACGACCGGCGCCCGCTCGGCGGCGGCGCGGTCGCCGACGTCGAGCTGCTCACCCTGAAGGGCGGCCGGAAGGTCGTCCGGAAGAAGGCCCGGCCGACGAGCGGCGGCATCCAAGAGGCCGCGGGCGAGCAGATCGCCTCCAAGGTCGCCCAGAAGCTCGGCCTACGCGCGCCGAAGGTGTACCGGCGCGACGAGGACGAGATCTTCATGGACTATGTCGACAACGCCAAGACGGCCGACGACATCACCGGGTGGGGCCAAGACCCGCCGAAGCGCGTCAAGGACGTGCCGAACACCGACAACGGCAAGCGGCTCGGCCTTCTCGACCTGCTCATCCACAACTACGACCGCAACGCGGGCAACTGGATGCTCGACGAGGACGACCAGCTCATCCCGATCGACCACGGTGTGGCCTACACGGAGATGCTCGACGGCAACCGGGTCGACCTGGAGTACATCTACAGCCCGTTCGCCGAGCACTACACCCAGGGCGATAATCCCCTGACGCGCGAGGACGTGGACGACGTGCGCCGCCGCCTGGAGGAGCTGAGGCCCGACTTCGAGCACATCGGGCACGGCGACTGGCTCGACTACTCGCTTCGCGTGCTCGACGAACTGGCGAAACGGGCAACGGGCACCCGGAACCTGTTCGCCGGAGTACGGTGACCACCATGTCGATCGTGATGGACATCGTGACCGTGGACGGCGGCCGGCTCGTCTCCCGCGCGACGCTCGCCGACGACGGCACGGTCACCTACGAGGGCGGGGAGTCCGCGGCGTCCGCCGTGCGCCGATGGCGCATCCAGCACCCGGGCAAGGGCGAGGCCGACGCGGTGCGCGCGCTCGCGCGTGAGGGCTGGTCGAACGGCTACCTCATGGTGGCCACCAACACCACGCCCTGACCTCAGTGCGGGTCGGGGCAGTTCATCGCCGTCGTCGGATAGGAGTCGGCGGTGACCCGGCCGCCGGTCTTCAACTGCGAGGTGCGCTCATCCGCCACGTACTCGCCTTGGCAGACGTACGTCCTCGCCGCCGCTGACCGTACGACCATCACCGTCAGATAGTCGCGGTCGCCCGCGTTCTTCTCGATCCAGTCCGTGATCGCCGCGCGCGCGGTCGCGACCGTGGCGTCTTGCACGAGCAGGTCGACGCCGTCCTTCCGGGTCTTGACCACTTCGTAGTCCGGCGCGGCCTTCGCCGATGCCCTCGGAGCCGCGGCCGGCTCCTCCCCGCCGTCCAGCACCGCGGCGACGATGCCTACCGCGACCAGCGCGCCGATCACTGCCAGCACCAGCGGCGCGCGGCTCTTCCGCTTCGGAGCGGGCGGCGGCATCGGCGGCTGGTACGGCGGGGGCGGCCCCCACTGCTGCTGCGGAGGAGCGGGAGGCCACGGGCCGGGCGCGGGGGGCTGCTGAGGCTGCATGCCCGAACGGTACGGGCTGCCCTAGATCGTTCCATCAGGTTGATCCTGAATGGATGCCCGAAAAGGGCGATATTGCACAACCTGAATCAAGACGGACGGGCCAGGAGCCCGCCACACCAACGCCCCAGGAGGGCAACAGCATGCAGCACCCCCTGCCGACGACGCCCGGCGCGCTCCTCGGCTACCGCAAGAACGGCCGCCCCATCTACCTCCTCGCCGGCGGGTCCGGTGAGGGCGACGCGGGCGGACAGAACACCGGACAGCCCGGCACCGAGAACACCGGCTCGCAGGGCTCCGACCAGGGCGAACCGTCCGGCCAGCAGGGACAGTCGAGCGGACAGCAGACCGGCCAGAACGACAGCGGGGGCGACGTCGCCTCGCTGCCCGACTGGGCGCAGAAGCTCATCCGCGACGCCCGCGCCGAAGCGGCTTCGAGCCGCACCAACGCCAAGCAGCAGGCCGCCAACGAGGCGAGGCAGGACCTCGCCCAGCAGATCGGCAAGATCGTGGGCCTGGTGAAGGGTGACGACGCGCCGGCCGACCCCGCGAAGCTCGCCCAGCAGATCGGCGACCTGTCCGGCGAGAACCGGAGCCTTCGCACCGAGCTGGCCGTCTTCAAGGCCGCCGCCAAGGTCGGCGCCGACGCCGCCAAGCTCACCGACTCGCGCAGCTTCCTCGCCCAGCTCGACAAGCTCGACCCCTCAGCCGACGGCTTCGACGCCAAGCTCCGCGAGCTGATGAAGAAGACCGTCGAAGACAACCCGATCTACCGCGCCGACGCCGCGCCCGCGCCCCGCGGCGGCGCCGAACCCCCCGGCCGGCCGGGCAAGACCGGCAAGGCCGACAACCTCACCGACGCGATAACCGCCAAGCTCGCCAAGACGGGCGGCGGCTGACCCGAATGGAGTAGCCCGACATGCCCGTCTCTCTCGCCCAGGCGAAGCTTCTGACGACCGACGACGTCGACATCCAGGTGATCGACGAGTTCCGGAAGAACAACTTCCTGCTCGACCGGCTCACCTTCGACGACGTGGTCTCCGGGGCCGGCAACGGCGCCACGCTCACCTACGGGTACCAGCGGCTCATCACTCAGGCGACCGCCGCGTTCCGCGCGATCAACTCCGAGTACACGCCCCAGGAAGTCACCAAGCAGCGGTACAGCGTCGACCTGAAGCCCCTCGGTGGCAGCTTCCAGATCGACCGCGTGCTGAACCAGATGGCGGCCGGCGCGGAGACGGCGCTCCAGATGGCGCAGAAGATCAAGGCCGCGTCCGCGTTCTTCAACGACCAGGTCATCAACGGCGACACCGCCGTCGACGCCAACGGCTTCGACGGCCTGAACAAGATCCTGACGGGCACGAGCACCGAGTACCTGCCGCTGTCCAACGGAGTCAGCACCGGGTACATCGACCTGACCAGCGTCGACACCAAGGCCGAGGCGCTCGCCGTCATGGCGCACATCGACTCCTGGCTCGCCCTCATGGACGGCACCCCGGACGCCATCATCGGCAACCGCAAAACGATCGCGCTGCTCAAGTACGTCGCCGCGTGGGCCGAGATGATCGACAAGACCACCGACTCGTTCGGCCGGCCGGTCACCGCCTACAACGGCATCCAGTTCATCGACCTCGGCGCCAAGGCCGGATCGAACAACGACGTCGTCGGCCTGGTCACCCGGGACGCCGACGCAGGCGGCGCGGGCGGCAACATCACCGGCCTCGGCGACCTGTACGCGGTCCGCTTCGGCCTGGACGCCTTCCACGGGGTCAGCATGGCCGGCGCCCCGCTCGTCCAGACGTGGCTGCCGAACTTCAACGACGCGGGCGCCGTCAAGACCGGCGAGGTCGAGCTCGGCCCGGCCGCCGTCGTCCTCAAGGCGACCAAGGCCGCGGCGGTGCTGCGCAACCTCAAGAGCGCCTGAGCGGAGGCCGGGACATGGCACGGATCGTGGCTCCCAACCGGGAGTACAACGGCACCATCGGCGACGTGCAGTTCGAGAACGGCGTCGCCGAGACCGACAACCCCGCCGTCATCGCCTACTGCCGCGGCGCCGGGTACGAGATCGACGGCCACACCGAGCAGCGCGAGCAGGCCGAGCCGGTCGACTCGCGCGACGTCGAATACGTCCGCCTCGGCACGCCGCTGCGCGACGCCGCCGTCGACCCGCGCCCGGAGGACTTCCTGCCGCCGAGCAGCGCGGGCGAGGCCGACCCGCACGGCCCGCGCGTCGTCTCCCCGGGCGCGCACGCCGTCCCCCCGGCGCCGATCGTCCCGGGCCCGGTGTCCCCCGATCCCGATGAGCAGCAGGCCGCCGAGACCGAGGTCGCCCAGCGCGTCCTCGTCGAGGGGCAACCCGCCACGGTCGTGGCCGAGCGGTCCCGGCCCCCGCAGTCCGCGCCCAAGGCGGCATGGGTCGACTACGCGGTTTCGCAGGGCGCCGACCGCGAGCAGGCCGAGGCCACCAGCAAGGCCGATCTGATCGACCGCTACGGCCGCGACCAGGCCGACGAGGAGAAGTAACCCATGGCGCGCACGCCCATCACCGCCTCCACCACGCTCACCGAGGCGGGCATCGACCCGACCGCCGTGGACGCGGCCATCGAGGCCACCGACGGTAACTCCTTCGCGTGGCGCGAGCACCGGCTCCTGTTCGTCCTCAACGGCGACGACGCCGCCGTCACCCCGACGTTCCTCACCCCCGGCACGATCGGCCGCCAGTCGCTGCCCATCCAGGACTACCAGGCCGGCGCGTGCCCCGCGGGTGCCTACCGGATCTACGGCCCGTTCGGGCCCGAGTTCCGGCAGCCCGACGGCAGTGTCCACGTCAACTGGTCGGGCACCACGCCGTCCAACATCACCGCGGCCATCCTCGACGCCTGAGCGGCCCCGCAGACGCGCGCGCGGGTGACGGGTTGCGTCAGGGCTGAGGGGACTCGTCGGGGCCCGCACCCGCGTGCGTCAAACATGATCAGAAAGAAAGGGGGCGCCTCGTGGCGCTCAGCCCCGCAGGCAAGAACATCGCGCTGGACGCCCTCGGCGCCGCCGCCGACTTCGTCTCCCTGCACACCGCCGACCCCGGCACCACCGGCGCCAACGAGGTCACCGGCGGCTCCTACGCCCGCCAGACCAAGACCTGGAACGCGGCCTCCGGCGGCAACCTCGACGACTCCAACGCGCCGTCCTTCAACATCCCCGCCAGCACGACGATCAGCCACTTCGGCCTGTGGACCGAGGCGACCGGCGGCACGTTCCTCGGCGGCGGCGCGCTGTCGGCGAGCGAGTCCTACGGCGCGGCCGGCGGCACCTACCAGCTCACCGACGTCGACATCTCGCTGACCTGATCGGGGGCCCGGCATGGGGTGGACCCTCGTCGACTCCAAGACCTTCGCCTTCGCCGACGGCGGCAGCGGCCACGTCATCGACCTCGGCACGGCGCCGAACCCCGGCGAGATCGACATCCTGTTCGCCAACTCCGACACCGTAGTCGCCACCCCGAGCGGCTTCACCTGCCCGCCGAACGCCTCCCAGGTCAGCAACCAGGGCGCCTACGGCTTCTACAGGAAGGCCCTCGGCGGCGAAGGCTCGACCGTCACCATCACGACCTCGGGAAACTTCAACTGCGTCATCGGCTGGATGCGCTGGCGCGGCGGCCAGGCGTTCGACGTCGCCGTGGGAGCGCAGATCAACTCCTCGGTCGGCGCGACCACCCCGGCCATCACCACCGGCGCGCTCGCCGAGACCGGCGAGCTGGTCGTCGCCGCCGCGCTGCTGCACCGGTTGGCCTCGCCCGCGCCGAGCTCCCCCCTCTGGTCGTCGGGGTACACCCCCGCCACCTCGGTCACCATCGGGACGGGCAGCAGCGGGTGCACCCAGTTCACCGCGTACAAGACCAACGCCGGCCCGGCCGCCGAGACGCCGAGCTGCACGTGGACCGACGGCGCCTTCGACCGGTACGCCATCGCGATGGCCTTCACGGCCGCCCCCGTGGCCGAAGAGCACAGCGGCACCGGATCTCTCTCGGCCACCGCGACGCTCACCTCCTCCGGCGTCGCAGGGCGCTCCGGCACCGGCAGCACCTCGGCCGGCGCATCTCTGACGTCGTCGGGTCGCGCCGGCCGCGCGGGAACCGGGGCCATCTCGGCGACGGCCGCCCTCACCTCCTCGGGTACGGTCGCGCGGCGCGGCTCCGGCACGATCGCCGCCTCGGCCGCGCTGACCGGCTCGGGCACGGCCGGACGCTCCGGCGCCGGCCCGCTCGCCGCCGCAGCGACGTTCGTCTCGACGGGCCACAAGGGCGCGGCGGGCACTGGCGCGATCACCGCGGAGGCGTTCATCCGCGCAGGCGGCCCGACGGGCCCCGGACGGCTCACGACCAGCTTGCGCGACACCTCGACGCTCACCGTCACCCTCACCCCATAGGAGGCGGCCGTGCCGGATGTCGGAGACTCCCAGATCGTCGAGCTGACCGTGAGCCCGGCCGACGGGACTACCTCGGCCACGCTCGCCGTCATCCCGCCCGAGGGAGATGTGACCACGGGTCTTGAGCCGACACCTTCCAACGGCAACGCCGTGTGGTCGTACGAAGTCACGTACACGATGCCCGGCATCTGGCAGTTCATGTGGACCGTCACCGGCACCGGGCGGGGCGTGCAGTACCAGAAGGCCACCGTGGCCCCCGCGCCCGCACGCGGCCGCTCGTACGCCTCCACGACGGACCTGGCGAACTGGTTGAAGGCCGCGCCGCCACTCAACGCCCAGGCCCTCCTGGAGGGCGCGACGCGCTTCCTCGACAATCGCGTGCTGCTCGCCGCGGTGTACGACATCAACCTCGACGGCATGCCGACGAGCACGACGGTTATCAAGGCGCTGCGTGACGCCACATGCGCGCTGGCCACCTGGTGGCACGCCCAGGGCATCGAGGGCGAGGACGCGAACAGCGTCTACACCACCGTGTCGATCGGCTCGGCCTCCTTCACCCGCACGCCGGGCGCCGGCGGCGCGCCGTCCGACCCGCGAATGTCGCGCGAGGCCGCCGAGATCCTCGCCGGAGCCGGGCTCCTCGGCCACCCCATCAGGAGCTGCTGATGGGCCGCCTGCCCGCGCTGCTACTGGCGCACGAGGCGAGCATCGAACCGTACCACGGCGACTCTGCGACCGGCCCGACGTACGGCGCCGCCTTCACCGCGGCGTGCTTCGCCGACGACCAGCGGAAGATGGTCCGAGGCCCCGACGCTCGTGAAGTCACATCACAGACCACGCTGTACCTGCCGCTCGACACCGACTGCCCCGTCGGCTCGCGGGTGACCGTCAACGGCCGCACCTCGACCGTCCTCGCCGTGGCACGCCGCGACGGCGGCAGACTGCCCACCCCCGACCACCTGGAGGTGAGCCTCCAGTGACCCAGGCCGCCAAGCTCACCCTGAACCTCGGCCCCCTGGAGGGTAAGGCGCGCGAGGGCGCCGTGCGCGGGCTCCGGCTCGCCATGGAGCACGGCCTCCAGGTGTCTCGCGCCGAGGTCCCCCACGAAGAGGGCACGCTGGAGCGCTCGGGCACAGTCAGCGTCGACGAGACGGACCTGGTCGGCGCCGTCTCCTTTGACGGCCCGTACGCCCTGCGCCAACACGAAGACCTCACCTACCGGCACGACGCCGGGCGTAAGGCCAAGTACCTGGAAGACCCCTGGAATCGGGAACAGGGCGCCATGCTGGAGATCGTGGCAGCCGAGGTCCGGCGGAGCCTGTCGTGAGCTGGACCACCGACCTCCTCGTCGCCTTCGCCGCCCAGCTCGACGACGCGGGCGCGGGCACCTGGCGCGCGCCGCCCGCCACCTACCAGCCCGGCGACGTCCCCATCATGCTCGGCGCGCTGCCCCCGGCACCCGACAAGGCCATCGCCCTGGCCGCCTACGGCGCCGACCAGTCCACCGACGACCCGGTCAGCCCCGACGGCACCCTCGGCCTCCAGGTCCGCATGCGCGGCACCGACGACCCGCACTCGGCTGACGACCTCGCCGACGCCGTCTTCAACGCCCTCCACGGCCTGGAGCTCCCCGCGGCCGGCGTGCTGCTGTGCACCCGCAACATCGTGGCCCCCCTCGGCCAGGACCAATCCGGCAGGTGGGAGCGCGCCGACTCCTACCGCCTGCTCACCCACCACGTCACCACCCATCGTCCCGGATGAGGGAGATCAGTACATGACAACCCGTTCGTTGCTCGCCAAGGACTGGCAGCTCGATGTCAACACCGGCACGTCCTCCGTCCCGGTGTGGACCCCGGTCAAGGGCATGACCTCCTTCAAGGAAACCATCGCCAGCACGATGGAGGACGACAGCGATTTCGACTCCGACGGCTGGGGGTCGGACCAGACCACGCAGCGCAAGTGGTCGCTGGAGTGCGAAGGGAAGAGGAAGAGGGACGCCGACAACCCCACCACGTTCGTTCCCGACTCGGGCCAGCAGTTCATCATCGACGCCGGAAACCTCGTCGGCATCGGGTCCAACATCCAGATCCGCTACTACCGCAAGGACGGCGCGCCGGACGCCTGGCAGGGCTTCGCCAGCGTGGACTACAGCGGAGGCGGTGGCGCCGTCACCGCGCTGGAGCCCTGCAACTTCAAGCTCAACGGCCAGGGCAAGCGTACGAAGCTCGACCCCTACCCGACCCTCACCACAGCCTAGGAAGCCACTCCCCTCATGCCCCGTTTCGCTCCCATCGCCGAATTCCTCGGCGAGACCCTCGATCTGCCGGTCCTCGTGCACGGCAAGGAGAAGACCTACAGCGTCGCCCCGTGCTCCGCCGAGGTCGGCCTGCGCCTCACCGCGCGCTTCTCCGACGCCAAGAAGAAGGCCGCCGACAGCGACGACGCCGACGAGGAGGTCGTCGACGACGAGACCGAGGCCGACCTGTACCGGGCCGCCCTCGGCGGCGTCTACGACGAGCTGGTCGCCGACGGCGTGCCGTACCCGACGCTGAAGATCGTCGGCCACACCGCCGTCATCTGGCACGTCTACGGAGAGAAGGCCGCCGCGCTCTACTGGGGGGCCGGCGGCGACCCAAAACGATTGACGACCTCGGACTCGACCTCGACGAGCGAGAACCCGGAGACCCCGGCGGCGGCCCGATCGACCCGGAAACCGGCCTCCGCGAGTGGTACAACCCGGAGCCGGACCAGGGCCCGGACTGGGGGGACATCTTCGAGCGCTGGAAGCTCGTAGAGCTCGACCTGCACAAGGTCTACCAGATCGACCTGGAACAGCCCGGCCTGCTCGCCGCCCGCTCCTGGCGGTGGCTGCGCCTGCGCATCGTCTCCCTGCTCTCCCTGGACTCGTGGCTGGCCGCCGCGCTCCGCTCGGAACCTACGCGCGAGGAAGGCGAGGGGGTGGAGTAGGTGGCGCTCAAGGTCGGCGACCTCGTCGCGTTCATGGAGCTCGACAACAAGGGCTTCACCTCGGGGGCCGCGCAGGTCGACCAGACCATGAACCGCCTCCAGTCGGGAGCCACTCGTACGACCGGCGCCATCGAGCGCGACGTGGTGCAGAGCTTCGCCCGGGTCGCCGACGCCATCGCCCGCGGCGTCGACCCCGATGAGGCACTGCGCGACCTCGACCGGCTCGTCGCCGGCTTCGACTCCGGCATGACCGAGATGGTCGCCGACGCGGGCACCGGCGGGCAGCGCGTCGTCTCCGAGCTGCGCAACGCCCTCGACCAGGTCGAGGACGAGGCGCGCCGGGCGGGCCGGGACGCGGGCGCGGGCCTGGCCGACGGCCTGGAGGATGGCCTCGGCGACACCTCCTCGGCCGCGCGCCGCCACGGTCAGGACGCCGGCGAGGCGCTCGGCGAGGGCACTGAGTCCTCGGGCCGCTCCCGCATGTCGGGCGCGATGTCGGGGCTGATGTCGGGGCTGAAGGCGGCGCCGTGGCTCGCTGCCGCCGCGGCGGCCGGCGCTGCCATCGGCGGCGCGCTCATGAGCGGCCTGGAATCGGCCATGGAGGCCGAGAAGGCTAAGAAGAAGCTGTTCGCCCAGGTGGGCGCGTTCGGCGACGACGCGGGCAAGCTGGGCAAGGTCGCGGGGGCGGTGTACGCCGACGCCTACGGCGAGTCGATGGGCGACGTCACCGACGCGATCAAGTCGGTCGTCCAGAACATGGACGGGATGAACAAGGCGGGCGAGGAATCCCTCACCGGCGTCACCAAGCGCGCCATGGACGTGGCCACGATCATGGACGAGGACGTGTCCTCGGTCACCCGCGCCGTGTCTCAGATCCTACGTACCGACCTGGCGCCGAACGCCGAAGCGGCCTTCGATCTGATCGTCAAGGGCACCCAACTCGGCCTGAACAAGAGCGAAGACCTCCTCGACAGCTACAACGAGTACGCCACCCAGTTCCGATCGATCGGCCTTGACGGGCAGACCGCACTCGGCCTCATCTCTCAGGGCTTGAAGGCGGGCGCCCGAGACGCCGATGTCGTCACCGACACGATCAAGGAGTTCGCACTCGAAGCCGTTAAGGGTGGCGACAACGTCAAGAAGGGCTTCACGGATCTCGGTCTGAACGCCGACGCCATGGTCGCCAAGTTCGCCGCTGGCGGGCCGACCGCCGCGAAGGCGTTCGACACCGTGCTGGACAAGCTGCGCGGCATCGAGGACCCGGCCAAGCGGAACGCCGTCGCTGTCGAGCTGTTCGGGACCAAGGCCGAGGACATGGCAGGCGCCCTGTACGCGCTGGATCCCTCTAAGGCGGTGGAGAGCCTTGGCCAAGTCGACGGCGCAGCGAAGAACGCCGGCGACACCCTTCAGGACACAGCATCCAACAAGGTCGAAGCCTTCAAGCGCGGCCTTGAGCAGAACGTCACCAACTTCATCGGCGAGAAGGTTCTCCCCGCACTTGAGGAATTGTGGAAGGGATTCGAGGGGTCCGGACTTTCCGAAACTCTCAGTGGAGTCCGCGATAAAGCCGGAGAAGTATTCGGCGGAATCGTCGATGACATCAAGCAATGGGCCTCCGATAACGAGGAAACCCTCGATGGCATCCGGGACAGATTCTCCGACATCTTCGAGGAGATCGGTGAGACCGTCGATTCCGCGCTCGAACTCATCCAAGAGGTGTGGGATGAGTGGGGCGACGAGATCATGGAAGTCGTCACTTTCGTCCTCGATCATGTTGGAGCGCTGATCGAGGGTGCCCTACAGACGATCAAGGGGATTTTCAAGACCATCACCGGCATGATCAAAGGTGACTGGTCGAAGGTCTGGGAGGGCCTCGGGGACATCGTCGACGGCGCGACCAAGGGAATCCGCAACATCATCAACGACGTGATGAGAGCGATTCTCAAGAGCTGGGGCCTCGACTGGGACGAGATCAAGAAGACCGTCCGCAAGAAAATCGATGACGTCGTCAAGTTCGTCGAGGATCTCCCCGACAACCTGAAAAAGATCTTCAAGGACGCGAAGAATTGGCTCCTTAACGCCGGAAAGGCCGTGATCGACGGTCTCATCGGCGGCATCAAGTCCAAGGTCAAGGAGCTGGGCGACAACCTCGCGCAGATCACCCAGTTCATCAAGGACAACAAGGGCCCCATCGACAAGGACCGCGTTCTTCTGGAGCCCGCCGGCCGGGCCATCATCGACGGCCTCATCGCCGGTATGCGCGGCTCGGAGGACAAGCTCAAGGGCGCGCTGGAGACGCTGACGGGGATCATCAAGGACGGCTTCGGCAAGACCCCGAAGTCAGACCCCCTGGTGGACTTCATCACGGCCAACACCACGAAGCTGTCGAAGCTCGCGGACGAGCGCGAGGCGATCTTGAAGCGCATCGCCGACGCCAAGGAGTACGCCAAGCAGATCGAGCAGTCAGCGAAGGACTTCGCGAAGCTCACCGGCATCGAGGATCCGACCAGCGCGTCCGACCTGACGAGCGGGCTGAAGGATCGGCTCCAGCAGATGAAGGACTTCGCGAAGAACATCCAGGAACTGGCGAAGCGCGGCCTGAACAAGACGATCCTCAAGCAGATCATCGACGCCGGCGTCGAAGGCGGCGGATCCCTGGCCGAGATGCTGGTCGGGGCCGATGACTCGGAGATCAAGGCCCTTAACAAGGCCCAGAAGCAGATCGACAGCATGAGCAAGAAGCTCGGGAAGATCGGCGCTGACGCCCTGTACGACACGGGCAAGAAGGCCGGGACGGGCTACCTGAAGGGCTTGGAAGACAGCCTGAAGAAGCTCGACGCCACGATGAAGAAGATCGTGGACGCCCTGGTCAAGGCCATCAAGAAAGAACTGAAGATCAAGAGCCCGTCGCAGGTCATGGCCGAGATCGGCGAGCAGACCATCGACGGCCTGCCCGTCGGCTTCGACAAGGCCGCCCCCCGGATGCTCGACCGGCTGAAGCTGATCGGCAAGGACATCGGTGACCAGGTCGCAGCCACCGCCCAGGCCGCGATCTCCGGGAGCGCCTACCAGGCCAGGCCGGAAGAGGCCCAGCTCAAGCGGCTCCTCGGCGGGGCGAAGTTCGGCCTTGCCGTCGAGGGTCTCCAGCCCGAGCGCGGCGGTGGCGGTTCCGGATCGGTCCCCCCGGCCGCGCCCACCGGCGGAGGCGACCCGTACTCCTCGCCGCAGGACGCCGTCGGCGGCAAGCCGTCCGTCGTCGTCAATATGCCGAACGCTGTGATGCGCGAGGAGGCCGACGCCCAGCGGCTCGGCAACGAGTTCGGCTTCAAGTACCTCGCCACCCCCTGACCCCACCCAGCGACGAAAGGCGGTTCCGCGTGCCCGGAAACGACGGTGAACTGTCGTTCGCCGAGAAGATTCGCACCCTCCAGTTCGCCACCGGCCAGACCCGCCCGCGGCGCCGCGAGACCCGTGACGAGGACGGCCGGCGGCGGCGCGTGGTCACCGAGCGGACCGACTCCGGTGCCATCGCCCAGGTCACCAACCGCAGCGACGCGCGGGGCGACCACCAGGACGTGACGATCCACGCCCCGCTCATCACCGGGGTCGGCAAGGCGGTGAACGCGTGACCACCGCCCGGACCCGCTCCATCGCGGCCCGCCGCGAGGCCGACATGCTCGACGCGTGCGCCGACCTCCAGGAGGCGCTCGCCGCCGCCAAGCAGGCGTACGAGGACAACCCCTCCGAGGAGACCCTCGCCGCGCGGCGCGCCGCCATGGAGCATGTGCACGCCTTCCGCGGGTTCATCCGCTCCGTCGCGCGGGTGCGCCAGCTCCGCGGCTACCTCGCCACCGGCATGATCGACCAGCGGCAGCTCACCGCCGAGGAGCGCCAGTACGTCGAGGCGGAGCTGGAGCGCCTGGAGCCGCAGTTCGGGGCGTTCGCCGACGGCCAGGGCGCGCCCGCGCCCGCTCGCGCAGGAGACGCCCAGGTACAGGCCAAGACGATCCGCGGCCGGGGTCGCGCCCACGCTTCCGGAGGTGCCTGATGGCTTGGTCCGCGTCCGGCCTGTTCGTCGCCACCCACATCGACCAGTGGGACGCGAGCAACCTCGGCATCGACCTCACCGCCGAGACGCACAAGGCCGCCTTCTGGGGCTCCAGCGTCACGCCGAACTTCGACACCGACACCGCCTACAACACCGCGCCATGGAACAGCGGGCAGTCCTCCGGTGCGGGCTACACCGCGGGCGGTCCGCTGCTCACCGGCACCACGCTGGCCGCCGTGTCCGGCTCGATGCGGTGGGACGCCGACAACATCCAGCTCGACAACTCCACCATCACCGCCGAGGGCCTGATCATCTACGCGCCGGCGAACTCCAGCCGGCTGATCTCGGCGACGTGGTTCGGCGCGGTCAAGGAGACCCAGGACGGCACGTTCCTCATCACCTGGCACGCGAACGGCATCGCGGCCCTCGACCTGACCCCGTAGGGAGATCCGGGTGGCGATCGTCCAGCAGTACCTCGTCCCCGAGGAGGCGCATTTCCTCGGCAGCGCCTTCCCGGCCTTCGACAAGATCAACGGCACGAACTTCCCGGTCAGCAGGCTCCTGTACGACGCTACGAACATCGAATCGGCGTACTGGAAGATCGAAGCTGTCAACTACGCATCCGGATCGTGGGCGTGCGAGCTCATCTGGTACGCGGTCAATGCCACCACCGGCACATGCAGGTGGCGGGTGGCCGTCGCTGCCATCACCCCCGACAGCGACAGCCAAGACGTCGAGACCAAGGCGCTCGCCACAGCCCAGGCGGTCGACGACGCCCACCTCGGCACCACCTCGAAACGACTGCACAAGGCCGTGCTGAGCATCAGCAACCTCGACAGCGTCGCGGCCGGCGACGAGGTGTGGGTGCAGGTCTCCCGTGAGGCCAACCACGCCAACGACACCCTCGCCAACGACGCCGCGCTCACCTCTGTCCGGCTGTCCTACTCCGACACGTAAGGGGGCGGCGTGGCGGTCAGGTTCTCGGCCGACGCACAGGACTACACCCGATCGCTCGGCCTCGGCTCCCAGACCCAGTGGGCCGTCTCCTGCTGGATGAAGCTGTCGGCCGACCGCAACGCGGCCGCCACCGCGTGGAGCCTGGACGACGGCAGCGGCACGTCGTTCTACCTGGGCAGCGACACCGACGGCACCACCATGTACGTGTGGGACTTCGGCGGTGCGGACGCCTACGGCTCCAGGGCCCTGTCGGTGGGCACCTGGTACTACTGGGGCGTCAGTTCCAACAACGGCAGCGGCGTCGTCATCTCGCGCGCCGCCGGCGACACGGGCTTCACCGCCACCCCGTGGAGCGGGGGCGTCGCCAGCCTTTCCCTCGCCACGCTGCGGCTCGGTGAGACCGCGCTCGGCGGTGAGTGGCTCAACGGATGCCTCGCCGCGGTGAAGGTCTGGTCCGGTGCCGCCTTGAGCCAGGCCGAACTGGAGGCCGAGGCATGGTCGTACATGCCGCGGCGCGCGGCGAACCTCGCCGCCTGGTATCCGCTCACCCGCGCAGAGACAACCGACTACTCCGGCGCCGGGCGCACGCTGTCCGGCGGGTCCGGCACGGCCACCGAGGACGGACCGCCGATCCCCTGGCGGCAGGGACGCCCTCGCCGCCTCACCCCCCTGTCGGTCCCGGCGGAGGCGACACCGGGCACCATCGCGGCCCACTGGTCGATGCCGGCCCCGGGTGTGGCCACCGGCGTCACCCAGCACCCGAGCGTCATCGCGGCGCCGTGGACCATGCTCGCCCCCGAGGTGTTCACCGGCGACCCGGTCACCCCGGTCGAGGCGGGGCTGCTGCCCGCGCCCTGGTCGATGCCCGCGCCCACAGTTCAGGCGTTCAAGAACGCCACGGTGGCCGCCCCGCTGATCGCCGCCCCCTGGTCGATGCCCGCGCCTGCGATGTCGGTGCCCGTCAACGCGGGCGACGACCTCGACGGTCCCGGACAGCTCAGCTTCAACGGCTTCAAGTTGGGCGGCGGCACGCGCTACCCGTTCATCCAGCTCGACGGGGCGTCCGTCGACCTGCCCGCTCTCGACAACGGCAACGTGCCCCATCCCACGGCGGACGGATCCATATCGGGCCAGAAGCTCCCCCAGTCTCGGATCATCACCCTGACCACGCGCATCCGGGCACCGCGCGACCAGATCGAGCAGGCCGCGCTCGACTTCCTCAACGGCCTGCCCGCAGCCGAGGCCGACGAAGAGCTGCCGCTTGCGATCCGCGTCATGGACACCATCTACGTCGGCCGCGGCGCGGTGATCCGCCGGGCCGCCCCCATCGACAAGCGGTTCCGCGTCGGCCGGGTCGAGGCGGTCGTCCAGTGGGAGCTGTCGGACCCGCGGCTGTACTCGCGGGCCTTGCATTCGGCGACCATCCCCGACGGCTCGGCCGTCGACGTGTTCAACGCCGGCAACCGCAAGACCCGGCCGCTGGTGCGCGTGCCCGGACCCGCGCACGGGCCGTCGCTCACCTCCGAGCAGATCCTCGGCGACGGGCGGTCCGTCCTGCGGGTCGTCGAGTTCGACCTTGAGGTGGCCGCCGGCGAGACGCTGATCATCGACCCCGAGCACAACACCGCGACCATCGGTGGCGTCTCCAAGGTCCGGTACCTCACCGGCGCGTCCCTGGCGGTCGGCTCCTGGGTGCTGGGCCGCGGCGCCACCACCATCGAGTACGTCACCCAGGAGGGCGGCGCCCCGCCGATCACGGTGCTGTGGCGCGACGCCTGGATCTGATCGACCCGCGAGGAGGAGATCCGTGCCCGCTGACGTGCGTGACGTCTCCGTCGCCATCTCCGACGGGCCCGGCACCATCGCCCGCCCAGGCGGCGCCCAGGTGGGCGACGTGCTTCTCTTGTTCGCGAGCACGTGGGTGGACCCCATCACCGCGTTCGGCCCGCCGTCCGGCAACTGGGGCGCTCCGATCGCCGAGCGGACCGGGGTGGACAACGGCGGCGTGAAGGTCTGGCGGCGGACCATGACCAGCAGCGAGCCGAACACCTACTCCATCCCGGTGCCGGAATCGTTCGCCGACTGCACCTTTGCGATCCTGGCGGTGAAGAACGCCGACGCCAGTGCCATCCAGGTGGCCGCCATCGCGCAGCCCGGCGTCACCCCCACCAGCGCGCCATCCACCCCAGGCATCACGCCGGCCGTGGCGAGCAGCTTGGAGATCCGGTTCGTGTCCGGCGTGCCGCACGGGCCCAACCCGGCGGCCAGCATCGGCGTTCCCGCGGGGTACACCCCGCGCGCCGTCCAGGCCGCGAGCTTCTTCGTCCGCTCCACCTTGGCGACCCGCGGCCTGGTGTCCTCGGCGCCGGTCGGCGCGATCGCGTTCCCGACCACCGATGGCGAGCTGCGCAACTACGTCAGCTTCACGCTCATCGTCGGCAGCAAGGTCACCTCGGGCGGCCCGCCCCCCACTCCGCCGACCTTTCCGGCCTTCACCCCGACCGCCGGTGACGCCGAGGTCCGCTACACCGTGCATGACTACCTGACCGGCTCCTACGTGGGCGATCTGCCCACCGTGCGGCAGGTCCGCTACGGCCGGCGCATCGGCCAGGAGTCCCCATGGGAGGGCTTCATCCCACTGCCGTCCCGCACGGAGGGCGACCAGCTCGCCGAGATCATCCCCCGCGACCGGACCGATCTGACAACCGGGGTCGGGCGGCTCGTCGTGCACTCCTGGCGCGGCGGCGTGCTGTGGGGCATGCACTGGCTCACCGACGCCCTGCCCGCCCGCTCCGCGCGCGGCGGCGTCGGCATGCAACTGCGCGGCACCACCCTGGACGGGCACTGGCAACGCCTGTTCCCCACTGACCCGCCCGACTTCGACGGCGACCTGCTGGAGGTGTTCCGCGCCGTCATCGCCGACATGCAGGCCACCGGCTCCAACCTCGGCCTGTCCTGCTCAGCGGGAACGGCGGGGGTGTCCCGGCCGCTGACGGCCGACGACACGGGCACCTCCTATGGCCAGCTCCTCCAGACCTACGCCCGGGCAGGCGGCGGCCTGGAGCACGTGCTCAACCCGACCGTCATCGGAGGGTCGATTCAGCGCCTGGTGAAGCTGGGCGCCCCGAAGATCAGCAACACCGACACCGAGCACGTGTTCTCCGAGGGCGCGGACGGCGGCGACATCACCGCCTGGCGGATCGAAACCTCCGCGCTGCGCGGCGGCACCCGCGTCGGCGTCACCGGCGGCACCCCACCGGCCGACGACGCCACCTCCAGCAGCCAGCCCGTCCGCTCGACGCTCATCACCACCGAGCACGTCGCGGCCGGGTGGCCGATCTACGACATGCGCATCAACCACCCCGGCGCCAGCATCGACCCGCAGGTGGTGCAGGACTACGCCGCCTACGCCGCCGCGCGCGCCGGAGGAGCACCGTCCACGTTCGCCTTCGACATCCTGCTCGGCAAGGAGTCCACCTTCGGCCCGAACTCCTGCGGCGACTGGGCCCGGTTCATCCTCGACAACCCGTGGTTCCCGCCCACCGACGACGGCGGCGCCTCCTTCAACTTGAGGCAGCGCATCATCGGCTGGGAGCTCACGCCGGCCGAGCGCGGGTCCGGCGGCAAGGACCGGCTCACCCTCATCACAGACCAGGAGGTCGAACTGTGAGCCTCAACCCCTACCCAGCGGACCAGAACGAGATCCTGCGCGACCTCCAGCGGCAGATCAACGCGCTGGCCGCCGAGGTGAAGAGGGTCACCGGCGTGCCGGTCACCAAGGCGTCGGCCCCGTTCCTCGTCCCCTCCGCATCAGCCCCGGCCGCGCCGTCGTCCGGCGCGTACCTGTACGTGTCGGGCGGCGAGGTGTACGTCCGGTCGACGAGCAGGCACTACAGCACGCTGCCGCCCGAGGTGCCGCAGGCCGCCGAGGTCGCCCCGGCGGCCAACATCACCTCCGGCAACGCGCCCTCGTCCTACTCCCAGTCCTGGGCCCAGCAGATCTACGACGGCCTCGTGTCCAGCAAGAACACGATCAACGCGACGCTCGTCGCACTGAAGAACGCCGACCTGATGCTCGGCTGACCTCCAGGGAGGACACGCCATGCCACTGTGGCCCACGCTCAAACACCGTGTCGGCCGCCGTGGCGCCACCCTCTGCGTGTTCGCCGTGCTCGACCTCGGCTATGCCGGCGTCCTGCTCACCGCGCCCGCGACCGGCAGCTACCTGTTCCTCGCCGCGCTGCTACCACTCCCGTTCTGGGCGGGCATCTGGGCCGCGATCGGCGTGCTCTGTGCGGTCCAGGCGTGGATGCACGCCGATCGCATCGCCTTCACCGCCGCATCTCTGATCAAGGTCGTGTGGGGGATGGTGCACCTGGCCGGCTGGGCCCTCGGAGTCCTGCCGCGCGGCTGGGTCCTGGCGATCTTCTTCCTCGTCTTCGCCGCCCTGGTGGCGGTGATCGCGGGGTGGCCCGAGGGCGGTGAGCGTTGAGCACCGAGGTCGTCGTCGCCGTCATCGCCGGAGTGTCGGCCGTCATCGGCGCCGGCTTCTCCTACCGCGCGTCCACTCGGGCCAACGCGGTCGAGGAGGACAAGGTCGACGCGGCGGCCTACGAGCGCGCGAAGGCGATCTATGAGAGCGCACTGAAGACCTTGGAGGAGCAGCTCGAACGGATGCGCAGGCGCCTGGACGAGGTGACCGACCAGCTCACCCGAGAGCAGGACTCCTCGATGGCGATGCGCCTCCAGATCCGCGAGCTACAGGCACAGGTGTCCACGTTCGAGCGCACCGTTTCCGACCTGCGGCTCCAGCTCAGCAAGAGCGGGATCGAACCTCTGGCCCACCCGAAGGAGCATCCGTGATCGAGCCCATCCCCCCGAAGCCGAGTAACGCGGCCGGCCTGCGCCCCGAGGACGGCGACCAGGACGGCGTCGACCAGACCCCGGAGGAGCCCGATGACGACCTCGCCTGACCGGGCCCTGCTGGCCATCATGGCCTCACAGAAGGGCTACCAGGAGCGCATCAGCGGCTGGACGAAGTTCGGCCAGTGGTACGAGGACCTGAAGGACGCGCCGGGGTTCGCGGAAGCGCCGTGGTGCCAGATGAGCATCTCTTGGGCGGCCGAGCAGGCTGGGATCCCCGAGAGCGTGATTCCGCGCATGGCCTACACCCCCTACGCCGCGCAGTGGTTCGCCGACCGCGGCCGGTGGGGGCGAACGCCGAGGGTGGGCGGGCTGGTGTTCTTCGACTGGGGCGGCTCCCACGACATCGGCAAGATCGATCACGTCGGCCTTGTCCGGGGCATCCTGCCCGACGGCCGGATCCTCACCCTCGAAGGCAACACCGCCAACCAGCTCCTAGAGCGCCGCCGGAGCCTGGCGGGCGTGGCCGGCTTCGGATACCCGGACTACGGCGCGGTGAAGACGCAGACCTGGACGGAGAAGCTCATGGACTCCCTGCCCGTGCTGAAGCTCGGCACCGTCGGCTTCATCGTGAAGACCGTGCGCGCCTGCCTGTTCGCCCGCGGGCGCGTGCCCATCTCGGCGTACGGCGCGCCCGAGAAGTTGAAGGCGTGGCTGGAGTCGACCCGCTACGACACCCAGCTCGTCGAGCTGGTGGAGGCGTTCCAGGTCGCCGAGGGGCTCCACGCCGACGGCGAGGTCGGCCCGAAGACTTGGCCCAAGCTCATCCTCCCCTGACCCGATCCCTCTCCCAGGAGTGCCCCATGCTCGCATCCATCCTGCGGACCGTCGTCCCCGTCATCGTCGGCGTCCTGCTCGGCCAGGCGCTGAAGATCGGGCTCACCCTTCCCGAAGGGGCGGTCACCGAGGTCGTCACGGTGGTCGTCACGACGGCCTACTACACCCTCGCCCGCCTGGTCGAGAAGTGGCAGCCCGCACTCGGCTCGTTCCTGCTGTCGCTCGGCCTGACGTCCAAGAAGCCGGTGTACACCAACGCCCAGAACGTGACCTCGCTCCGGGCGTAGACTCATCACCTCACGGCAAGACGCGTACGCCGTCAGCCGCCCCCCGGGGGGCGGCGAAGGTCTCTCGGGGCCCGCGCACGATCACCCCGCTCGACCTCTTCGGAGGCGGGCGGGGTGTTTTCGCGTTGACGGAGTACTAGCGCTTCTTCTTGGCGATGTACCGCCGAAGGCAGTCATTGACCACGTCTGTCACGTTGGTGCCCTCTTCGTCCGCCTTGCGTTTGGCTTCGTCCCACACTTCGTCGGGCACGCGGACCGTGCGGTTGGGCGTCTGGCCGGTCGCTGGACGGCCACGCTTCTTTTCTGCCATGGCAGAACCTTAGGTCTACCTCGGCTTTCGTGGTTGACGTGTCCAATCCGACATGCATATTCTGCCATTGCATTAATTGGCTATGACCAGGCAAGTCATCGAATAGACAGAGCGGCCCCCGCCAGGCGACACCACCGCCAGACGAGGGCCTTGATCAGGAAGTGAGTCCCGATCCATGAGTCAGCGTACGACCTGCCCGCCCTGGTGCAACACCGCCCACAGCTCCGTCGACGTCGAGCACGAGAGCATCCAGCACGTCCTGGAAACCCCGCGCGGGGACGTCGCCCTCCAGCTCCTCCAGCAGCCCGGCGCGCCGGTGCGGATGCTGGCCGCCACCCTCCGCCCGGGCACCTCCGAGCACGGCGACGCCGACCTCGCCCTCGACGACGCCGAGGCCCTGGCCCGCGCGATCCTCGCCCAGGTCGCCGCGGCGCGCGCCTGAGCGGTCACTCCGCGGGCGGTTGCGCCTTCACGTACACGCCCATGCCTTTCACCGTCTCGACGAGGCCCTCGTCCTTCAGCACCTGGACCGCCTTGCGGAGGGTGTCGCGGGCGACGTCGAACTCGCCCTCCAGCTCGACCAGAGACGGGATGCGCCGGCCGACCGGAATCTTGCCGGAGGTGATGCGCTCGCGCAGCGCGTTGGCCACTTGCCGGTACGGCGGGATGGGCGAGTCGCGGTCGATCCCTCGCGTCACGCTAGGTGACCAGCATGGACGAGCCATAGCTACCCCAGAGGCTAGACGGGGGTAGTACACCGGGCTTACGGTGGGTAACGCTACGACAACGAGACGGGGCCCGCAGGCGCTGACACGCCGTACGGGCCCCTCGCCGGACATCGGAGGTCCGACTGTGAGAAACGTAGTGCCATCAGGCATGACCGTCGAGGGCTGGGCTCTGTTCGTCTCCGACGCCGGCCGCTACTGGGCCACGCGGGTGAAGCCGTTCAGCGACGCCGAGGGCACGGCCGGCGCATGGCGGACGGTCGACGCCGACGATGAGCGCACCCTCGCCCTGGAGATCGCCGAACAGGAATCCCTGGCGGCTCTAGCAACCCTAGGCGACGAGCAGTGAACGCCGCGGCCGAGCACGGACTCACCGAGTTCGAGAACCTCCGCTGCGACGAGGACGGCATGCTGCGAGCGACCCACACCTGCAGCGGGCGCGAGGCGTGCGGGGAGACGTGGGAGGAGATTCGCCTCGACGCCCTTGTCATCCGCTTCAGCGAGGCCCTGAAACGGTTATGGCCGTGA